AGACCTTGAGCGCTATCGGTCCCGCCTGCTGCGCCGCATCCGCCGCCCGCCACACGGCGGAAACGAGGACGATTACATTACCTGGGCAGAGGAAGCCCACCCCGATGTTACCCGCGTGTGGGTGTACCCGCGTCAGCCCGATATCGGTGAAGTAACCCTGCGCTTGGTGTGTGACGAGCTGGAAGACATCATCCCCACCGATGCCGTGATTCAAGCGGTTGAAGAACACATTGATGAAGAGCGCCCGGTAACCGCCAGGGGCTTCTATGTCGTCAAGCCGACGCCGGCGCCGTTAGACCCCCAGATTCGTCTAACGCCGGACACCCAGGAAGCGCGCGACCGCGTAACGGCCGCACTCAAGGACTTTCTGACCGATACCGCGAAACCAGGTGGCACTCTATATAGAGAGCAGCTGTCCGGGGTGATCTACGTGGCCGCCGGCGAAAGCCGCCACGAACTGGTGATGCCCGCCGACAACGTGGACCACACCATTAACCAGATACCTGTGCTGGGGACGCCGACATGGCTCTAAGCCGTGAGCAATACCGCGATCTGATGAACATGCTGGCACCGCCCGGGCGGGCGCTGCCGCAGGCGCCGGACACCAACTGGCAGGAACTGACGTATGCCCGCGCCGGCCTGTTCCAGCGTGTCGACGCCCGAGCGGATTTGCTCCTGGAAGAGACTGACCCCCGCACCGCATACGAGCTTCTGCCCGACTGGGAGCGCGTGGCCGGCTTGCCGGACCCCTGCGTAAAGCGCGAGCAAACCATAGCCGAACGCCGGGCCGCACTGCTGCGAGTGCTCACCGGTACCGGCGGTGCCAGCCGCAAGTACTTCAAAGGCGTGGCGGCGGACCTGGGCTATGACGTGGAGGTAGAAGACTACACCCCCTTCACCGTGGCGGACCCGGTAGATAAGCCCATTTACGGGCTAGAGTGGCGCTGGGTCTGGACCGTTAGAGGCCCCGAACAAACCGTGAATTACTTCACCGCCAAGAGCACCGTCAGTGAGCCCTTGGCGACTTGGGGTAATGACCGTCTGGAATGCGTCATAAGCCGCCTGAAACCGGCGCACACGCTTGTTTTATTTGCATACGGAGAGACTAACTAATGGTTGATAGAGTCTATCAGCGCAACGCAATAGAAAACGCCCCGCAGCCGCCGGCAACCCCGAGCGCGGGTTACCCTACAGACGGCAACCCGGAACAGGGCATTGCAGCAACGCTGCCGGGTGCTTACTGGTTCCATATGGTTACCGAGAGTCTGCGCCGGTTGGTGGTGGATGCTGGTCGGGTTCCGGATCACCAGGATTTAGGCCTGGTGTCTAAGTCAGTACTGCGCTATGTCGATGATGCAGTGCCTGAGGATGAATACCGAATGATCGTGAAGAATGGAATTCCAATGTTGGAGAAGATCTGATGCATGGTTATCCGAAAGTGATTAACACCCGGCAGGATATCGACCACTTGTTAGCATTTCTGGGTAGTAAGTGGGCTACCCAGCAAAACATCGACAAGGCGCTCGATTACCTGCAGGGGCTCAAAGACGGTACTCAGTATTATGAGTTTGATCGAGTGCTGGGCGCCGCTGAGGAGCCTGATGGTGATTATCCTGACTATCTCGTCCTTACCGGCGAGGAGGGCGATCGCCGCCAGCTGGCTCTGGTGCATAACCCGAGCGCCCAGCTTTATCGGCTCGGCCTAACGTTGGACGACGTGGATCAATTGATGGCAACCCTGGAGTCTCAATAATATGGAAAGCGGCGAACGAATAAGCATGCCTGCGATGGCTGCAGGATTTGCGTCTTTGCTGGGGCAGATAGCAAAAGGCGCTGGCGATACAGTTAATGTGCCGGAAGGCATGATCAACATTGGTGGTAATGGTCGCGGCTATTTGCTGCAGGCTGTGGCCAACTGGAACCCCCTGACCAACAACGACGGCACCTTCTCATCTCTCAGCCTGGGCGACGACATCTGCATCTATGCAGCCCAGTCCGCAACCGGCGTTTCCGACCTGATCGCCAGCAAAAATACCACCTTCCCGGACGGCTATACCGCAGACAACACCCGCAAAATAGGCGGCTTCCACGTTGGCCGGGTCCGCCCGTTTTCGGAGCGCTATAACGCATCGTATGTGCCAGCCGTAGGCATCGTGCCGAACAGCGTGTGGGATCTGCACCACCGCCCAGTGTGCGACCCGAGCGGCTTTGCCGAAATGCCTGACGGCCGGTGGATCTCCATCTACCAGCTATCCGAGGGCTCCGGTACCGGCGCCGGCGTTGTCCCTGTCAGCCGCTACGGCGCAACCCCCATTAAAGACGATATCTACGCCCGGAAGGATTTCCCGAACCTGCTGCAAAACGCCGGCATGTACGCCCCGGATGTGCAGCTGTTTCGTTGTTACGCCCAGGGCGCGCCCCAGGGCAGCGACACCAACAACGACACCGCCTGGAGCGCTACCAGCAACAGCGGGCCGACGACCACCGGCGCAGTCGCCAAGGCCGTAAGCCAGTTCAACATCGTGGATGCCGTCGGCAACCTGTGGGATTACCTGTCCACCGAATACAACACCGGTACCGCCTGGAACTGGGATCGCTCCGTGGTCAACACCGGCATTGATGCCAGCCACCCGCGTGGCGAGGTCTACCACGACAACTGGCGCAGCGCCCTCGGCGGAGGCCGCTTCGACCACGGCGCCCGTGACGGCGCCGAGTGCGTGAACTGGATCAACTTTCCGTGGAACTCGAGCGGCAGTGTTGGTGTTCGTGGCGTCAGTGACCCCTTGCCCCGTGGCGCGTGATAGGGCCGCCCGGCAGGGCGGGCTGGAGCTTTTGAACCGAGCTGAAGACCTGATCATGGAGATGGCCGGGCCGATACAGCGCATGCCCAGGAGCTACCGGCACAGAGCAGGCGCCATGCTCGAAGAGCGGTTGATGGAGCTGGCAGAGCTAATCATAGAGGCTGCGGCCTCTGGCCAGCCGAGCAAAGTCTACCGACTGCAGGAGCACATCCGGAAAGTGAAGTTCCGGATATCAGTAGAGGCGAAAAAGGAACTGATTCGCCCGAAAGTCGCTGGCAGCGTGATGCGCGAGCCGAACCCTGAAGACGACAGGGATTTCGGCGGATCGCTGTACCAGATTGAAGCCATGGTCGGAGCCTGGCGCGACAGGATCGACCAAAGAAAACGGGCCAAGGGGGTTTAGGCGCAGCGCCATCGGCGGAGGCAACTTCGACAACGGCGACCGTGACGGCGCCGAGTGCGTGAACTGGAACAACAATCCGTGGAACTCGAACGGCAATGTTGGTGTTCGTGGCGTCAGTGACACCCCACACATAGAGAGAGTGTCGAAAGTTCGGCACTACCTAGAACCCCTGAAGGGGGTCAGCCCCTTGGTCCGGGTCTCTCCCAAAGAAACCGAACCGTGAATTAGCGACCCGGCGCGAATAGGTCTGCCGAAAGCCCCGGGCTCGTTCCCTATCCATTTTGGAGCCGTAATGGGCAGGAAAGCCAAAAACCTGATTGAAGAAGTGGCGGACTGGAACAACCTGGTAGCCGCCCACAAATTGTGTCGGCGCGGGAAATCCAGAAACCGCGAAGTGCTGGAGTTTGAGTCTGATCTATGGGCAAGCCTGGGCGCGATTCAGAACGAATTGCTCTGGGGCATGTACGAGATTGGCGACTACCGACACTTCCTGGTCTACGACCCAAAGCGCCGCGAGATATCCGCTGCACCCTACCGCGACAGAGTGGTGATGCAGGCCATCTGCCGCGTGTGCGAGCCGATATGGACCAACGCCCTGATCCCGGACACCTTCGCTTGCGTTCGTGGCCGGGGCGTCTACCAGGCCATACACCGCCTGCAGAGTTGGATGTGGTATTACCGCCGGCGCGGCGAAACAGCCTACGCGCTGCACATTGATGTGGCCGGTTTCTTTCGAAGCATCCCGCACGACGTAGCAAAGCGAGTGATCCGCCGCCGGATCGCCTGCCCGCTCACGCTGAAGGTGCTGGACAACATCATCGAAAGCATGCACTCCGGCACGCCCGGTACCGGCATAGCAACCGGCAATCTGCCCAGCCAATGGGTCGGCAACCTGACGCTGAACGAAGTGGACCAGGTGGCCAAACGAAAAGGCCAGATCGCTCACTACATGCGCTACATGGACGACATCATCATCCTGAGCGCAGATAAAGAGCAACTGCGCCAGTGGCAAAGAGCCATCGAAATGGAGCTGCATAAGCTGGGCTTGCGAGCCGGCAAGGTCAACATCCGGGAGGCCGAAGGCGTTACCTACGTCGGATACCTGATCTGGAGCTTCGGGGCCTGCGTGAAAGGCCAAACCCGCCGGCGAATCCGCCGCCGGATGCGAGGCCTGCAAAGCAGCCTGGCCAAAGGCCATATCAGCAAAGCCCAAGCCCGCGACACGCTGCAATCGTGGCGGGCGCGCTTAATCAAGGGCGAATGCCGAGGTTTCTGGCAGAGGCGGGTTGCTGATTGGGAGGAGCGGGAGCGGCGGTTGCAGGATCGTTAGGCTGACATTTGCTTGCCTTTTTCGGTGCCAAATCTTCCGCAACATTGGGCCAAATCCGGCGCGCGTTTACACTTGCGGTCAAAACTGAAAAGGAAGCTAAGAAATGGATTTCAAAATTGGCACG